TACCGAAATTTTGTCGATCGTCGAAGAGAGCGGGACGTTGGAATCCTGTCCGGCCGCGATCTGATCCATAAGCTGCGCTATGTGCGCGGTCATAAGATTAAGCGCGAGCTGCAACCCTCCGCAGCCGAGAGCGGCCTTTTCGAAATAGGTATTCGAAATATAATCCCCCGCCATATTCCAATAGATCTGCAATGTCGATTCGGTAGGCGTCGTAGCGAACGCCGGAAACATCGCCGTAAAAGCCGCATAATCAAAGTAATAGGCGGGGGTATTTGTCATTTATCGGAACATCTTGCCGATAGTATCGGCCCCGGTACGAAGGATATCTTTCGTCTTTTCAACCGGCCCCGTCGATGGCTTAACGACTTCCTCTTCCGCTTGGCCGGGCTTGACCTCGTGGAACTCAGCGCTATTCGGATTCAATGGCGCCGAATTATCGCGACCTGTCATATGCTCGCGTGCGACTTGGCTTGCGTCGACCTTGTCCGAAATAACCAGAATTAGGCCGCGCGCCTCGTGGCGCTGAAAGACCTTGCATCGACGAGCATATTCTAACTGGTCGTCGGTGATTTCGGTAACGACGCCCTTCGGAGTATGGCGACCCTGATTTTCTTCGGGGGCCGTTGCGAGATTAGCGCCGCCCTTGATGTAAACCGGAAAGCCTTTGTCCTTACTCAGGATAGGCTCGGGCTTCTTTGTAACGTCGTCTGGGCGTGTCCAGAGCGTGTAATAATGGGAGTTTGTGAGGGTGCTATAAACGTAATGCTTAGCCATCTTGAGTACCTTTCGGTTTCGCTCCCGCTTAATTGCGGGCGACAAAGAGATGCTATTCCAATAGGGGCGAATTCGCCACAATAAAAAAGGGGCCACATTTCTATGGCCCCTTCTTTCGTAGCTCGCCTGTTATTATGAGATACCGACGTAACGCACAACCGCCCAAGGACGCTTGCACATCGCGCCAGCCGTCGCGTTTGAATAGTCTTCCTGATAGCCCTTCGAGAGCTTCTGGACGCCCATAACGCGGAACTTTTGCGGGACAACCTGAACCCAAACGCGGCCGTCGTCCGTGGACAAATCGGTAATACGTTCCGGGTGAAGGTAGAAAGCGCCATCGCCGATCGCGTTGCCGTCAGCCGTATCGAGCTGAATAGCGTCTTGAACGCGAACGAGAGGATAGTTTTCTTTGAGCCACTTAAGAACCGAGTAGCCCAAATCGGAAGGAGTGGACAGATAATCGATCGCGTTGGTAGGGACGCCCAAAACACAGGCCATCTTCTTAGGATCGATATTTCCCTTTGATTGTGTACGGAGCTGGACGAAAGCATTCAGCAAATCTTGAATGATTTCCAGCATCGTCTTGCTCGACCATTCGGTCTGGCCCGAAGCGCCTTCTGCAACCGTAATATAGCCCGACAAGCCGGGATCGTTCAGATAGCCGTAAGTGTTGTCGTTGCCGCTGTTGTAGCCATAGAAGCCGACGAGGTTACGCGTGACTTCGAGGGACTGGCCGCATGATTCGCGCTTGGCTTGGCTCGAATTGATACGGGCGCGGGCTTGGCGATCTTCTTCGAGGTTTCCGACGCGCATACCGAGTTCGAAGCGGATATTCGTGCGGGGAACGTAGGTCGAGTTGAAATCGGCCAGCGGTACGTTACCGTAATCGGAATAAGGACGTGCGTAACCGGTGTTTTCTAAGACCTGTTGAACGATCTGCTCGTCGCTCCAATCGCCTTGCGTCGTAATACCGATAAGGTTGTCGATTTCTCGAGCGGCCGTCATAACGTAGACCTGACCGGGAAGCCAATTCTGCAAGAACTGGATCAGACCGGGGATCGAGGCAGGAGTTACCAGACCTTGAACCGAGTCCATCGCGAACCCGTAAGAGTGCGCCATGTCCATAACGGCGCGCGAGCTACCGCTAAATCCGAGCCTTTTCATAAGGTCGGTCATGTGATCCTTGGCGAACTCAACCGGCACTTGCCTTACTTGGCTCGGGGCGAGGTGATAGTGAACTTTTGAGGCTTCGGTTGGATTCATGTCAGGTAACTCCCCTAGAGGTTTTCTGTAAATTAAGCGTTGGTCAACGAGATAACACCAAGGCCACCGTTACCAGCGGGCTGGAAGAGGATCACTTCTGCGCGCGGGATAAGGACTTGAGCGTCGGTCGTAATCGTCGTCGACGTAACGGCAACCGCTGGGGCTGGGAATACTTGATAAGTACCCGTTCCGCCTTCGCCGTTGGTACTGTTCGAGCCGTAAGGCAAGACGGTCGTATTTGCAGGGACGCCCGTACCAGCCAAGACTTGACCGGGAACGATTTCGCCCGAGCCAACCGCCGAGACGGTCATAATGCCGGTCGTTGCGATCGCGGCCGTGAAGGAGCTGGCAGGAGGAGGCGACTGAGTTGCAGTCATAAGTTCGGCCGACACGTTACCGAGGCTCGTCGAGTAATTCGTGTAATACGTGCCATTGCCGCCCGTACCAGCGTCGTAACCGGTGATGATTACGTCGTTGACGCCAGCGCCCGAGAGGACGTTGCCGGGTTGCAGGAAGCCGCCAGTGATTAGGGTTACGGTCAAGACGCCGGTCGATGCGACGATCGCACCGGTAAAGGTCGCCTTAGAAGCGAAGGTCGAGATAGCGCCGGTCGTTGCGTCGAAGCAGACCAGATCGCCGGGATTTGCTTCGCCGGGAAGCGCGACGATCAAATGGCCCATCGTTACCAATTCGCCGATCGTGTAGTTCGGCAAGGTTTCGGTGGGGTTCAAAGCGCCCTCGCTCGTTCCCGAGGTCGCGTATACTTTGTTGTTCGCCAAGATACCGACGAATTGTCCAGTACCACCAGCCGCCGCAACGCCAGAAGCTTCTGCATTGCCGGGATCTGCTGAGGTCGCCGTAAAGGCGGTCGAGCCGATGATGTTGTAAGCCGCGTTCGCGGATACCAACTCCCAAGGAGCGGAGCGAACTGGGCTATCGTCGTAGAGAGCGCCGGGAACGCCGAAAGCGTACTGGATATTTACGACAGTTTGAAATGGCATGTTAAAAGCTCCATCTAAGGGATACAACGTCTCACGACGCGGTTTAGCTTGGCCGCTGTTTAGGCGGCTTTACCGTTGAAAAAATTATCAATCGCGCTGGTATTATCTCCGCCCTTGCTGTCAAACGTAAAGCCGACCTCGTCAACCGGGGCAGTACGACCGTGGAAGAAGCTATCCAGAGCGATCTGTTCGTTACCCTTGGCAACCGGCAGACCAATCTTCACTGCGGCGGCTTCGCGCAACTGCGGAAGGCTCATTGTGTCTGCGCCGTCGATTGCATAACCGAAAGCGGAAAGCTTGCCTAACAGTTCGCCGTGATTTTTTGCATCCTGCGCGCTGGTCGTAACCGTGACGGCGGCTTGCATATCGGCGATTGCTTTGGTGATCGGGGAGATAGCGGCGTCCATTGCCGACTTGATAGCCGCGTCCATCGCCTTGCGATCTTCGGCTTTCTTTTCCTCGTCCTTCTTTTTTTCTTCGTCTTTGGCCTTGGAATCCTTAGCGCGACGGTCGCCCGCTGCGTCTGGGTCTTCCATGGAATCCTTGACGCGCTTGTCGAGGGCTTCGATCTTTTCGTCCATGCCCTTAAGGCCATCCGCGATCATCTTGCCGATAGCGTCGAGGCTCTTCTTCATTTCTTCTTTTTCGTTATCGGGCATGATTGCATCCTTTGCGTCGAAGGTGAAACTCATATGATCTAATACTGCGACATCCGGGCCCATCCGGCCCTCTTTTACAAGGGCTAAGTGATTGCCCCGAATATCCGTCTGAATTGCATCGTACTGCTTTCCATTCCAAACGCCAGAAGAAATTTTGTACTTGCAACGATAGCCCGCCGAGAGTTCGCGTTTCCCCCCTGCGATAAGCTCATCCAAATTGTCAGAAAACACTTTGATATTCGCGCGCAACTTGCCACTCGCTTTATCAAAATATACGTTCTCTCCGATAACGCCCTCGATGCCTTTTAGCTCTGGCGCCGTAAGGCCCGATTCGCTCGGCCCAAGCATGACGTGCTCGTCAATCCAAGGAATTAGCTTAAACGATTCGATGCAATCCTCATGCGAGAGTTCCTCTTCGGAACGCAAGACCATGTAGGTTTTATTAGGCTCGAGGCTCGCATCGATAGAGCTACCGAGATAAGGAAATACGCCGACCTTCGAGATCGGGTTGTCCTTGATCTCTATCCAGCCGTTGCCGTCGCTTTGCCGAGCGGAATCCATCGCGCTTTTGCTAATCTGTTGGCGGATTAGGTCGAGTATTTTGGATCCACTCGGCGAAGGCATATCTTACTCCTCGGTTTTAGCGACTTCCTCTACCGGCGCGTCTGGCGCTGTCTCGATAGCGGCTTTATCGGGTTCCGGCGCGTCAAAGAAAAGAACTGTATCCTCGGTTAATCTGACAGGCTTGCCCGGTTCCAAAATAACGGTAATACGCGCGAGGGCGCGGTCTTCCGGAGCCTTGAGGTCAAGCGCCGCGTATACTGCGGAGATTGTTGCTTCGTCGGTAAGTTTTATGTTTCTAGCCATGATCGCTCCTTGTTCGGGTAGGGGGTTAAGTAAAATTACTTTACCACACGCTTGCGCCGCGTCACGCGCTTTTTGCGTAAGACGGTTTTAGGGATTATTGCGGCGTGGGCAAGCTTGGCCTCGAGGAGGGCTTGCGCGACCTTCTCGACCGGAATATCGGGCCGGTGATTATCGCGGAAACGCATCGGGTCTTGCGATCCCTTTTGCTGATTGCAGCGCAGGCAAGCCGCGACGGTATATCCCGAGCCACCATCCCGTAGCGGGACAAGGTGGTCGCGGGTAATAATCCTTTGGCGAAAGCGGTAAAGGAGATCGGGATAAGGCTCGAGTTTTTTACGGTCAAACATCAAGCCCTCGCACCAGAAACAACGGAACGGGCTATAGAGGGATTGAAGGTCGATCTCGGTCATGTTGCATCGAATTTAATAACCGGAATTGCGCGGCATCGGCAATTGATCAGATCCCCCGGCTTGCCTCGTTGCCCGGTCTTTTCGTCGATAACCGGCGGCTCGTCGATCCGGTATATATTACCGCTCATACGTTGGTGAAGGTGGCGCGGCTTTTGTCCGCCGGCAGAGTGCAGCCACTCGTATTCCTTGATCCCGACTTTATCCATTCGAGCGAAGTTGAGATTCGAGAAAGCCTTGCGCGTCTGGTCGCGGGCGATAATCCGCGCGCGCCGGAGCGTAATACCCTCATGCTTTTGAACGAAGGGGACGAGGTCTTGCATACCGTTGCCCGTCGTAATCGATCGCATAACGGCGCTTTCGATCTGGGTAAAGTATTCGCTCGGGATCGACTTAATCAAAGCGACGTTCTCGTTGATCGTCGCGCCTAGGATTTCCTTGAGGTCGCCGCTTATAAAATCGGTCTTGAGCTTTAGGCCACCGGATAGCTTTTCGAGGCTCTTATGAAGAGAGACGGCGCTCGATAACGATTCGGCGTTAGTCATGGCCTCAGCGAGCGGCGTCGCCGATATATCGAATATCTTTTGCATACTCGCGCGGAGCTTCGCAAAGGCGATCTTGGTTTGCGCTGAGATCGTCGCGTCTTGGGCGAAATAGGCTTTAGCGTGGGGTTCGGAGAAAAGGCGCTTAATCTCGCTTTCGGTCTCCTTGCTCATCTTCTCGATCAATCGAGAGAGCGCCCCGTAATACCGGAATTCGATCGCGGCGTTCGGATTAAGCGCGAGGCCTTTCATTTTATCGGGCTTGCGCTGGTTGACCCACGCTCGGCGTTTGGGAGCGAGCTTAATTGCCATAGCGAATCCACAATCGAAAAAAACGCTCTATATCTCCCGCGCGCTCATATAGGCCAAAAATGCTGCGAGCCACCATCCCGTAGCGGGCATAAATAGGTATTCCAAAAAGATAAATTACTTCTTGATCGTCCCTAATAATTCTTTCGTAGATCTTCATAAGAAATTCCTTTCGCGACAATAGAGCGGCAGCGCCGGGAGAGGCATCGTAACCCCTTTTAGGACGTGGCTGCAATCAGTCTGGAAGGATAAGACGCCCGCGAGAAGCGTATAGTGGCAACGATCGGTTAAGCGACTACCGCGTTTGTATTCGATATTGATCGACGGAGAGAAGGTCGGGAT